ATACAAGCCCACGGGCCAGAAGATTCTGTTCAGGGGATTGGATGACCCACTAAAGATTACTTCTATCACCGTGGAAAAGGGGAACCTTTGCTGGCACTGGTGGGAGGAAGTTTTTGAAATTGAAGATGCTGCAGAGTTCGACACGGTAGAAGAAACCTTGCGCGGTGCCGTACCTGAACCACTCTGGAAGGAAACAGTAATCACATACAACCCGTGGGTGAATCAGCACTGGACGAAGACAAGGTACTGGGACGGAGAATGCCCACCTGATACGTTGAGGATGACCACCACGCACAGGTGCAATGAATTCCTTGATGAAGCTGACCATGCCGTCATCGAGGCGTTGGCCGTCACCAATCCAGAACGATACAAGGTTGTTGGCTTGGGTGAATACGGTGTTCCTGGTGGGGCGTTCTTCTCTGAGTTCCGTCCCGATATCCACGTTGTCCCATACAAGGAGCCGCAACCGGATGAGGATGTCTACTATTCCATGGACTACGGTCTGGACATGCTTGCCGGTCTTTGGATTGCAGTCAACCGTCAAGGGGATGTCAGGATATTCAACGAACTGAACGAACCGGCACTGGTCATCACAGCGGCAAAGAAGCGCATCAAGAAGGTGAACGGAGACTATCGTCCGGTTTACTGGTATGCACCACCTGACTTATGGGCATCCAATGCGGAGACAGGACGGTCCCAGGCTGATGCGTTCTGGGAGGATGGTCAAGGGCTGATGCTGACGATGAGCAAGAACGCTGTAGCATCTGGTTGTTCCGCGCTGGCTGAATGGCTACATCCGTACGAATACAGCGATCCGGTGACCGGTGAAACCAAGCTGCGGTCACGCATGACCATATGTGCCAACTGCACAACACTTATCAATCACATCAGCCAGATCAAGGCCGACGAGACAAAACCCAATGAGTATGACAAGGAACCGCACTACCTGACGCACATCGTTGATGCACTCAGATACTTTGCTGTCATGCGCACATATCCACCCGTACCGCCTTTGGCAAAAGAGAAGCGCTATTCTTTTGATGAGGACATTGATGTAAAGCCGTCTGGGGGGCTGTATGACTGAGATGATAATCGCCATGGCAGTTGCTGTGTTCCTGACCACTGGATTGATTGCAGTGGCATTCAGCTACGGTCTGCGCTGTGGCAAGGCTATGCAGGGAGACATCCCGAAGCTGGTTGAAAAGCCTGAAGGATGTGTTGAAGAAGTGCCGATGGGCAACCCGTATGACTAAGGAGGATTCCAATGGGCATGTTTGATTCCATCCGAGAGGCCATAACCGGGATGCCGTCCGTGGAAACGAAGAAGAAACCCACGGAACCCAAGGCAAAGGACATGACGAACGCTTTCGCTACTCAAATCGATACATGGCAATCCAACGCGGAAGGCGGCAGCAGACCAACCGTTGAACGCGTTTGGGATGATGAAGAAAAGATATACATTGGTGACCAGTGGAGTACGTCCATTGCTTCACGCTCTGCCGTGGGCCGTGAGCGCAATTTCAACAGCCAGGACAATCTGGTGCTTCCTACTATCCAGAACATTACTGCGGCCCTCACAGGGTCATCCCCTACGTTTGAGTTCGACCCCATGGAACCCAATGATGCAGAGACAACCAGCCTGATGACGGACTTCATCCCTGCGATACTGGCGAAGAACCAGTTCCAGAAGGACTTGAAGACCATGATCCTTCAGTTCGTGAAGCACGGGCCGCTTATCTGTTCAGTTGAATGGGACCCGACTTGGATAGGTGGTTCTGGCCCGAATCGTTGGGTGGGAGACATCAACATCATCCCAATCAAAAAGAGCGAGTTCTACCCGGACCCGGCCATCATTGACTTGGAATACCGGCTGCAGGACTGCGAGTTCATCAACCGTAAGTTCCGTATGAAGCTGGCAGACATCGCCAGCACATGGCCAGAGACAGGTGATGCCGTCAGTTCTGATTCAATGCTTCCTGCTGGCGTTGATGAGGGTGCAGACCCCAACCAGGCATGGGTCATTGCTTGCTGGCACAAGGGGACACCGCAGTTAGTACCGGAGTATTGGCAGAAGCGATTCAATGAACTGGCCGACGAGGCTGATTCACAGGGACTCCCCTATGCGGCGCAGGACTACAGAGACATGGCATCAGGCAAGCTGAAGGGTGTCCATGTCGCATACAAGGCCGATTCAACGCTCTTGGAGTACGTTCCGTATGTCTATGATGATGGAGACTACCCGTTCGTGTTCCGTGTCCTGTACGCCGATGAGAAGCAACCCATGGGCATGGGCGAAGTCAGGAACCTGATGATTCCGCAGATTCTGCACAACAACGCGGACGAAATCGAACTGGGCGGCATGGCCGCTGAAGGTCTTGGCGGTGCCTATTACAAGAAGGGTTCAATCGACAAGAGCCAGTTGAACAGCATCCTTGCCCACAACAGCAAGCCGGGTGCCTTACATGAGGTCAACGATCCGTCAGGACTGTTGTTCCGTACCGGTGTCCGCGTACCCCCGTCCATCACGAACTACAAGGAACACAAGCAGCGCATCATCGACACCGTCAGCCAGAACACGGCCATCCAGCAGGGTATCTCTCCCGGTGCGAATGTGCCATACGCCACCGTCGAGGCACTTGGCGCAAGGGCAGATGTCAGGACAAAGGCCAAGATTGAGATTATCGAGGACTTCCTGAAAGAAGTCGGTCTGAAGATCATCAAGAGGGCTGGCCAGTTCTACACCGAGAAGCGTATGTTCCGCATCACCGGAGAGCGTCAGGAACAGGCCAAGGCCAATCAGGTATATGGAGTCATGAAACAGATAGCCATGATGCCTCCAGGCACACCTCCTGACCTTCAGATGCAAGCCATGGTGGAGTTGTTGACCATCATCAAGACTGTGGAACCCAAGAAGACATTTGAATTTGGAAGAGCGGACCTTATGCGTTCATGGACCCGTGATACTGTGTCATCAGAGGCTGGTGTCATCGAGCAGAAGGAAGAATTCATACCTGAGTTCGACCTGAAGGTCAAGATCGGTGATGAACGGCCCACGGATAGGAACTACTACACCAACATAGCCATGGGATTGCTGGGCAAGGGAATGGGACTGAAGGCCTTCTGGAAGACGATTGACGATGGGAAGTTCCCGCCGATTGATGACATCCTTCAGGAACTTGATCAGCAGCAACAGGCAGCACAGCAGCAGATGATGCAGCAGAAGCAAGAACAAATGACTCAACAGCCCATACCAGGGCGTTGAAATAAATGAAGCCTCCTACCATAGAGGCGAAGGGTTGACAATGGACATCAGAGAAATGATAACCGGGAAGTCAGCGGAACCTGCCAAACCAGCAGAGGAAACGACACCCAAAACCCTTGTTGTTGATGAAACGAAGCCCGAAGTGGTCCCGACTGAGGAACCGAAGGGAAGACAAGTCAAGTTCAACAAGGAAGCCAAGTTCGTTCCTGAGGCCGAAGTGGACACCTACATCCAGAAGGGACTGCACCTTGAAACGGTACAGAAGCGATTGGATGAAACACAGGCGAAGCTGCTTCGGGCAGCCAAGGTGAACGGACACGAATCTGTTGAGGGATACCTAAAGTCCTTGGATGACAAGGAGCAGGAGGTGATCCAACAGTCTATCGAGGATGCATACGGTGATCCAGACAAGTTGAACACTGCGATCAAACAGCATCCTTTGGTGAAACAGGCAGCAGAGTTGGCCGAGAGGGCCAGCCGGGAAGCAGCAAAGGCAACACTGAAGGGAAACCGGTTCTATAACGAACTGGAACCCGAACTGGACAAGGTGCTTGATGCCAATCCTGGCGTTGATCCTGAAGTGGCATACGACTTCGTAATAGGTCGTTTGATGCGTGAAGGAAAGCTTGACGAAATGATTGCACAAGCCAAGGAAAATGCGAAGAAATCCGCTACTGCGGACATACAGGACCAGGCCAGAAGGGGAAGCCCAAAGGGTTCCGCTTCATCCCCAGAAACCGTCACGTTGACGGCCAGAGGGAAAGACATAGCCGGGATATTCGGTGTGGACCCTGCGAAGGTTGCACAGCGAATGAAACGATGAAAGGAGTCATATCATGTTTGAAGTAGCATCTGCAAATCCGAGGATCATGGAACTGCCCATCGTTGGTACTACCGTCATCGAGCGTGGGGAACTGGTCAAGTTCACACCTGGCACTGGCGTTGTTGCCGTTGCCGGTACGGACTTCGATGACCCGTGCATTGGCGTTGCCATGGAAAACCACAACGGTTCGTCCGCAGGAAGACAGTCTGGAACCGTCATCAAGATCGCTGTGAACGATGCCGACCAGCCGCTTCTCCTGAAATGGAACTGCGCCAACACCATCACCGCTACTGGCGGTTCTGCCACTACGCTTGTCGTTGCTGGGCTTCTGCCTCAGACGGATGACATTTGGAACGGTGGATACATCCAGGTGCTTACCTGTGCTGCTGACAGTTCGATGGTTGGCAAGCGCATCAAGATCAGTGACTGCACCGGAGCAACCGGAACCCTCACATTCTCCACCCAGACGGCTGCATTTGCCGCTGGTGATACCGCACGTCTTTGCCCTGCCAAACTGGCTGTTACGCTGTTTGGATGGGACTTGGACTCTGACGGCACGAATGTTGACTGGGATACCTCTAGTGGCGAAGCATTGATGCTTGTCGATGCTGACCCGGCCAACATGGTTTCCTACTGGAAGATTCGTCTGTCTCAGTTCGCATCCAGCAACCTGGCTCTGTAACCAGAATGACAGCCCCAACGGGGCATGACGGCCTGTAATGGGCAATGAATGAAAGGAGACTATCATGGGCGTTATTACACGCGAAGTCTGGGCAGAAGTCGAAAACTCTGCGTTCGAACTCTGGGACTTGGAAATGAAGGCCAAGAAGGACTACATCCCGATGATGTACAACGTTTCGGATTCCAACCGGAGCGAGGAAAAACATCTGGGTGTCGGTTCTGTGGGCCAGATGAAACCGTGGAATGGCACGGTTGACTATCAGGACTTCACCAAGGGCTTTGAGAAGGGATACCGCCACGCGAAGTATTCCAGCGGCCTTCAGATTGAGGAAGAAGTGTTCCGGTTTGGTGAGTATCGCCAGATCAAGGACCGCGTCCGCAAACTGAATGACTCTGTGTACAAGACGCTGCAGTCCCATGCCGTGTCCACGTTCAACAACGCGAACAACGCCGCGTTTGCTGGACCTGACTCTGTGGCACTCTGTTCCGCTTCTCACCCGTACAGCCCCAGTGATGCCACCGTGCAGTCCAACCTTGGCGCACTTGACCTGACCCCGGCGAACATGAACACCGTGTTCAACGCCATGGCAGATTTCAAGGATGACAAAGGCGATATCGTGGGCGTTACCCCGAACCTCATCATCTGCGGTAACTACTACCGCGACAAGGCCAAGAAGATTGTCGGATCGGACAAGGAACCCTTCTCTGCCGAGAACGACATGAACACCTGGGCCGACGAACTGACCTACATGTACAACCCGCGTATCACCGGGAAGACATGGTTCCTTGCGGACTCTCAGCGCATGAAGCTGTACCTTAACTGGTACAACGCCAGGAAGGCTGCCCTGGAGTCCGATGGAGACTTCGACACCGAGATCATGAAGTTCAAGGTCGTTTCCATGTTCTCGTACGGCTGGGACCATTGGGATTTTATCTATGGGAACTTTGTATCTTAGGAGTCATGAATACACAATCTTGTTGATGGGGGGCTGCGGCCCCCTGTCCTCATAAACGAAAGGGGATGTCAACAATGGCTGGAACAAGATTCAAGGACGGAATCAAGGTCGCGGTGGGTGGCCTGAAGATTGGTGCGCAGGACGCAGAAGTTGCGGTCAGCGCATCAGCGGCTGACCTGAACGCAGTATCTGGCATTGCATCGGGCAAGTCTATTCCCGGTTCGCGCTTCTCATTCTCAATCAACATTGCTGCAGCAGACGTGGCCAAGACCTTTTACATTGCCCCGACTGCTTGCAAGGTTGTATCTGCATATGAGAGGCATGTCACGGTAGCCGGTCAGGCTGGTACACTGACCATCGAAAAGCTTGCATCCGGTGAAGCCCCTGGGGCCGGTGGTGTCGTTCTTGCGGCAGCATGGGACCTGACTTCAACCGCGAATACGCCTGTTTCGAAGGCTGCTGTCACTACTGCTGTGGGAACACTTGCAGCCGGTGACGCTCTGTGCTTCAAGCTGGCATCTGGTGCGGCCACATCGTACGCACTTGGAACCGTCACGGTCCTGATGGAAAGAGTCTAACCCATACCAGACAAGACCAGAGAGGGGGAAGCGTACCGATTGCGCTCCCCCTCTTTTTATACAATTAGCGTGACAGGAGGTGCTGAACATGACTGTATCTGCATTCATTGCTGATTTGGTAGCCAAGTTCCCGCACACGCACACCAATGCGGAAGTGGTTGCATGGATAAATGAGGTTGACCGGAACGTATACCCTGACGCAGAGAAGAACTTCATTGCGGCATACTACCAGAGGACGGCGAACGTCAGCAACATTGCGTTCCCCTCTGGCGTTGAGTTTGAGGACATCGAAAGTATATCCGTCAATGGATTCGCATATAAACCGGCAGACCTTCGGACACTCACCCGTGGCGGTGTGGTGAATCGAGTCTACTACGAGGACGGTGGCAAGATTGAACTCCGTCCGATTCCAACGGTCAGTGATGTTTCGTATGTGTCAGGTGCGAATGAAATCACTTTCGGAACGAACACGATCACCACCACCGGGGATGATTTTGTTGGGTTCTGCATCGGAGATACCATCAAGGCTTCTGGATCGCTTCTTGCAACCGGAAACAACAAATACGCCACGCTGGTGTCCGTTGCAGAAAAGGTACTGACGTTCAACCCGGCCACGTTCACGGCACAGGCAGAAGCTGCAGCCATCACCATCCAGAACCCGCGCATCAAGATGGTGTACATCGTAAAACCGACAGACAAGGTTGCAGATGAAGCTGGATTGGCAAGTGAACTGACGCTTCCGAAACGGTTCCAAGACATCTACCGGTACTATCTGATGGCACAGATCAGTATTGTCCGCAAGGAATTTGGTGACTACGGGAATTACATCAGCCTATTCAATTCACGTCAGGCCGACTATCAGGAATGGTATCTGTCACGTCAAGGAATCAAGCCTGTTGAAATGGTCATAATGGACGGAGGTTGGGGAGATTATGAGACTTCCGATTTTGACACCGACAAAAGGTAAGTTCAAACAGAAGCTGTTCACATTCAGAAGGCTTAACCGCATGACAATGATATCGGACGATGAATTGAGTGATGCTTCCAACATATCATGGAAGAACGCTCCTGCTTTGTCCTGTAGGCCATCAAGGGAAACGTTATACACGTTGACTACCCCTAAGTCATTAACGAGCGCAGGGACCAAACTGGCGTGGGTGGACGGCACATCATTCAAGTATGACAATTCAACCGAAGGAACCGTGACGGCTTCCATGAAGTCATATGCTGACCTGAATCAGAAACTGTTCATATTCCCTGACAAGGTATCATACGATTATCTGACGGACACCTTCGCAACCATGGTGGCAGCATCACCGGCAGAGAGTGATCCAGATGTCAGCCCTGCCCCCACCGTGGAAATACCTGCAATCGTGTATGCCTGTACCCACAACAACCGGATATTCGGCGTGTATAACTCCACCATCGTGGCGAGTGCCTTGGGGAATGGATTGTCCTGGCAGTTCTTCTATCCACCT